CTCGCATGTTCGATCAACTGCTCCCCAAGGAATCCTTGGTGAGTGGTGACTACGAATCTGCGACCGACCTTCTCCTCTCAGAAGTCAGTTCGACCGTTCTCCGAGGTTTTAAAGCCCCGGATATCGCACGCATGATGGGAAGCAGCATGAGTCTCGACGGATCTCTCTCCCGTGGCAGGAGAGGGAGCAAGCGACCGATGATCGATCCGAGACTGTGGTTCCCCATGGAGCAAGCTCTCGTAGGGCACACCTTGTGGTTTAAAAACCAGGTGTCCGGAGCTATGGAGGCCTTCCCCCAGAAGAACGGACAGCTAATGGGATCCTTTATCTCGTTTCCTGTGCTCTGCGTGGCTAACGCTGCAATCTGCCGAATGGCGGTTGAGGAGAGTCGCGGACAGCGTCTTACGCTGTTCCAGACGCCGATGATTATCAACGGCGACGACTGTCTCTTTCCCTCGACTGCCGAAGGCTACGACCTGTGGAAGCGGGCCGGGCGGGCGATCGGACTGAAGCCTAGTGTAGGTAAGAATTACGTCAGTAAAACCCTTGCTGTGATAAACAGCCAGGAGTACAGACGTCACACTACCGAACTTGGACTAACCAGTCTGGTCACTCGCACCGGGTACCACAACCTAGGTATCATCTTCGGGAACCAGCGCTCCAGCTGCACCAACGACGGCGATCAACTCCCAGGACCCCTTGCGGGATCTTGGAGAGAGTTCGAACGTCGTCAGCCAGGTGTGGATCTAGAGCGTTGGCGATCGAGGTTCATCAAGCAGCGTATGCCCCTACTCAAGAAGCTCCCTAACTCGTGGGCCCTCCCGTCCCGAATGGGCGGTCTAGGTATCGTCAATAGGCCACTCACTTGGTTTGAATCCAAGTGGGCGACCTACTGGCGTGACCATCCGACTGCCCGTATAGGACTGGAGAGCTTTACTGACACCCCTTATAGGCACCTGCGATCCGCGGCTAGCCAAGAGCGACAACTAGGTGGTCTAAGACTTGCCTCAGGAGGTGATCCTGAGGTGTCCGACACCCTTGTCACCCTGGCCGCTTGGAACCAAGGTGCTGGTCTATGGGAGGATGTTCAGTTTAACATACGAGATTATGCGAGAGCATGGCAACGAGTAGCAAAGAGCTGTAAGACCTATCACGGGGCTCCCTTCCAGGGGGAAGCCTTAGACCTTTACGTCCCACGCGTGGTTATTCCGCGTGTATGCATCACACTATCTTAAATAGCAT